ACCCCGGTAATCTTATTCTTAGCTTCCACCCTTACATAGGGAGTTGTCGCTGCCTGTTTCTGGGCGGCTAAAAACGTTGATGTTAGGCTTCGCATCACTTCACTCTCTTTTTCGGAGCTAATTAGCTTTGAGTTGAGTCATCCTGCTGGTCGGGGATATATTTGGTTCCCCAGAAAAGGTGTCCGGCAATATAGCCCAGAGCAAAGACCAGGAGAAACCAGAAGATCAAATCCCAGACCCAGTGCCCGAGTAGTGCGCCGATGGCTACCAGACCGATAATCCAAAGACCCTCAAATTTATGCCAGGTATCCCGTAATATATAAGTCCAGGGACGACCACCTATTCTTGACCACAGGGCTTTGTAAAGCATGTCGAGCATAGCCTCCCCCTACGCTAGAGCCGCCAAGGTATCAGGCAAGGGCCTATTTGCTTTTCGGTAGTGACCAGCCAGGTGTTCAGCCGCCGATAATATCTCCCCTGGGCTGGCATCAACCCTCTGCCCGCGATAACCACCCGGGGAGAGCGCAGCCACCGCCGCTGGCATTCGCTCCCAGTCAACCGTTTCCTCAATATCCAGCTTTCCCCGTAAGGCTCTAAAGATACTCTTCTTATGATGGGGTAGCTTCCAGGTTTCAGTGTCCGCCGGGTCGCCGACGATGGCAAATGCCTCCTTAGGTAGTCCCTCTTTGGTCTTAGGTAACCCGTCTTTTGTTGTCATCTCCACCTCACCCCCTTTATCACCCTCTCTTTCAAAGGAGAGGGAAGTATTTTACTAGAGAAGGGGCTAGCCCCTCTTAGACACCCCATCAATTACGGGCCATAGTCAGTCGATTTAGACACCGGTAAATAATAGGGTTTATAGAGCTGGTTTATCCTAATCCGATTCCTCCTCCCTAGCCTCCTCAGTTCACTCCTGAAATATCTTAGCTTCTCCTTACCCCAGTTCATAAACTCCGTGGGCGTCACCGTGCCACCAACATTGACCCGGTTGATGGCATAGGCTGCCCACTCCACGGCGGCATAGCCACAGGCACCAGCGGCAATTAAGTCCTCATGCTGGGTGGGGATGGTAGAGCTGGCAGCATCCAGGGTATGGAGCTTGCCATAATAGATATAGGAGTTAGAGCCATCGGGGACTTCATCACCTAACAGAGTCAAGGTATCCCCCCACAGGCTGAACCTCTGGTATCCCTTGGGAAATCTGTCCACCGGGTACTCCACAGCTTCAACCATAACCCTATCTGACAGGCTGGAAATATCAATCTCCCTTGAGCCTGAGGTGGTAGGGGTGGTCGCCTTCTGCTCCAGAGGCAAAGCTTCAGAGAAATCCTTAACGGCGTGGGCAATATGCCTATCCAGCTCGTCGTCTGTCCAGCGGTAGTTAGCCGCATCCTCATCATGCAGATCCCTACGGACTATGGTTCTCATATCGGTTAGGTTCATACCTACCTCACCCCCTTAATCCCCCTCTCCTTCAAAAAGGAGAGGGGGATAGATAGCTATTGAAGGGGGCTTCACCCCTTCAAACTTCCCCTTTATCCAGGTAACACTTTTCTGACTTCAACTCTGTCCAGTCTGGTGCAGGGTAGCCCCTCATCATGCCGGCATATTTCCAAATCGCAGAAGGAAATCTCTTCGTCATCCCTGCCCTCGTTGATGCTAACGGCTTTCCCAGACATTTGCTTAGCATAATCTATCAACGACCGGGCATCGGTTTCGGCATCAAAGCTCAAGTCCAGTCTCACTCTATATTTCATTTCTACCACACTCCAAACAGGTGTTTTTCTCGATTAAAGTTGTTTTGAACCTCTAGGGCACTCCAAGCACGCCTGATTATGGCAGGGCAAGCAATAAGACCATTCCAATATCTCTGAGCAGCCGTAAGAGAACTATGGAGTCCTATTTTGGTAACACCAGTGTATTGTGCCGGGGGGTCTTGTGTGGTAGGAGTTCCCTCCGCTATGCCGTTCAGATACATCTTTATCTGCCCATCATAAACTGCAACAATTTGATACCAAGTGTCTGTCTGGATACTGGTTGTAGTTGCCGAACCTTGAGTGTCTACTCCGTCCCCCAGCCATAAACTGAACGTGAGTGCATTATTAGTTTTTTCCAAACTGAAGCCATAGTAACCTGACATTCTACTGACTAGAGCTGGATAGAAGTTATTTTGCGTGAAAACCTCGGCGTTAAACCATGTTTTAACGGTAAAATGACCATCAACATTCATGCCTTCATTGTGTGCAATCTCTACAAAGTCATCCGTCCCATCAAAGTCCAGACACCAAAGCCCACTTGGCAGTCTCTTCCAGGTTGCCCCAGTTATGGTGCCAATATTACCGTAAGGGCTTCTATCGTAGATTTTGCTACCACTTCCCGGGAGTCCAGACAGTAAGAGGACACAACCTAACATTGGTGGATTGAATACTAAGCTGTTTTGGCTAAATAAGGTCTTCATCGTTCACCTCACGAGGCAGAATACTTTACCCTGACATAGCTTGAGTTCTTAATCTTGGCTCGCCCTTGATTAGCCTCATTGCACTGGATTACCAGCCTTACCTCAAAAGGCATAGAATCAAAATTGGCTACCGTTTTGAAGCTACCGCTACGGGTTTCCTCAACATAGGTGGTTCCTATATCAGTCTTAGTAACCGCGCTATGAAGGTCAACCCAGGTGCCACCCTTATTTCTTGCCTGCCATTTATAGGTAAGGTCAGCCGTAGCTGAGGAAACTGCTCTGAAAGCGCCAGTTAAGCCAAATTCAACCTCAATCATAGCCCCCAACGCCGGAGGCTTAATGGTAACGCTTTCAACTTCAACATCAACATCGGCTGTAGTGGTGTCCTTCTCAGCAGACCATTGAATGCCATCTGAGGTTAAATCACCCTTAGCAAACGGATGCTCGGTGTGCTCTATTACTACAAGTCCCATGATTTACCTCCTTGGGGGGAGGGGGGTTACCCCCTCCCCGAGATTTACTTTAGTCCTGAACGCCGATTAGAGCGGCTGCCTTGATCGAAGAAAACAGAGCCAGAGACACGTACCACTTAACCCGGGTTCGAGAGGCGTCCTTGGTCTCCAAGGAACCGACTGGTTCCACAGTAAGTTGACCAGGGCTGGTTAAGCCACACAGTGCCCCCTCGCCGAACTGGATAGCGTAGATGGTAGAACAGGTGCCACCGGTGGTAGCTGTCTCCACCCCACCGCTAAGAACATGGGTATCCAATATCCAGTCATTGACGCCGACAGGGATGCCATCCCAGAACTGGATGAAGTTACCCCAGTTATCGCGGTCGGTCTCCATCATTCCCCCAGCCGCCCTGACCAGGGCGTTAATCTTTCTCCGACTGCGGCGGCTCATCAGTAGCATATTTGGCTTACCGCCCTTTACTGCGTCAATAAGCTCATCCAGCTTAGCCAGGGTCAGGGTAGCTCCGGTATCTCCCATAGCTATCACCTGGTCGCTGGCAGTGGTAGTATCTACGAGCTTCTTAATGCCGTCAAACTGCTTGGCATTACTTGACGAGTCGCCGTAGACAAAGGTCTCCTCAAACTTATCCTTGAGTGCCTTAGCCTTAAGCTCAACAACCGCTGCCTCCAGGTCTTGAAGATTGCTCCTGGTAGCCTTCAGGAAGTTATCAACATCAGCATCTCCCCCCATAATCTTCAAGTCGGCTGTTATCTGCTCAAAGGTTGGTGTAGATTCAGCCCAGGTATCTCCCACATCATAGAAATCGATGGTAGGCAAGGTTTTTTCTTGGTTATAGGTCAAGCCATTACCCACAATCTCGATGAAGGGGAGCTGCTGTAGGATAGGTGATTCCTTAACAATGGTTTCTACCACACCTTGAAGTAGCATATCATTTGACAGCTTAGCTGCCTCAGCCAGTGTTAGTGCCATTACTTTTTACCTCCTATTGCATATTGAATCTTCTCCCGTGGTGATAAAGCTGACAGGTCAATTGGTGCCCTCTGTGGAGCTCCAGCCGGGACCTTAGCCGACGAAATTTCAGCCTCAATACCGCTCCTCACCTTACTGATAAGCTCCCTGGCTGATGTCAGAGAATTATTTACCGCCTCGATGCTATCCCCGGCGATCAGCTCCTCAGGGACATCAAGATTAGACTGAACCACCAGAGCCTTATAGCTTGATATTGCCAGGTTAAGGCTTTCATTAACCTTACTCAGCTTATTACTGGACTCAGCCACAGCCTGCTCCAGCTCAGCGATTCGGGTGTTAGCCTGGCTCAGCTCCTCCTCCTTTTCCGCCACCAAGCCCTCAAGCTCAGCAACCCTGACTCTGGAGGCTTCACTCAGCTCTAATTCTTCCCCGGTGAGATCCTGCTCTTGTTCATTATTATCTGGCAAAGCAATTACCTCCTGTGATTATTCCTCAATGCCCTCTGCCTGGGACTCTACCGCTCTCTCCCTCGCTCCGCCCCTGGCGGATTTGGCATTAAGCTCTTTATTCATTTTGAGGATTCTTTCTCTCTCCTCGAGCCAATGATCAAACTCCATTTCAGGGTCTTTAATACCAATTTCATCCATAGCCCGGCGTCTTGAGTGGATACCGGTGTGAACTAATATCTGCTCATCAGAAACCAGTCTGGACATATCCTGGGGCAGTACTGGACCCCACACCACCCCCAGGTGGTTATCACCAAAGCTCTCACCCTGGTACTTCTCCAGGAGCTTCAAAACTAGCTCGTTTCTCCGCTTATAGGCGGCTGACCTGATAAGCCTCTTTCGCCTCACCTTCTGCAACAGCGGGTAGAGCTCAATCTGCATAGCTACTCCAGACAAATCCCTGCCGGCTCCGCCAAAGGCAGCCCTGGGCGATTCCGATATATCGTGCAGTGTCCTGTACAGCAAATCGATATAATCTATATGTAGCCTGACCCCACCACCCTGCAAGAGGTCAAGTAGATAGGCTTTAGCCTCCTCGGGTATATTCCACACCGCCCCCGGCCTAACCGCAATATCCTCCGATTCCTCTACATTTTCTAGGACAGCGATGGGGTTGCCTGATAGCTCCAATATTCTGGATAACTGTGACATCGCCCGATTAAGCTCCCGCTGCGGCTCCATAATCTGGAGCAGATCAGATATACCCCAGAATTCTTTAGGCTCCCTCAGGTTAGGAAATATGATAAACGGGATAAAGCCGTAGGGATTTGGCTTCTTCTCCACCAGAGCATTGTCCAGGTAAAGCTCAAACTCCCTGTCTGTCCATAGCTCAACGATGGTCACTGTCTTACTCTTAGGCTTCACCTTATACAGCAACTCGGTTTCCTCGGCTGACAGGTTATATTTAGAAGCCACCCTCCATACCCGGGAAATATCATCCCCCAGCCACCAGGCATAGATACCCTGAATATCGGGGGCGGTAATCCTGACCCGCTTCATCTCACTATCCCAGATAACCTTATACCCGGCATCGCCTAAAATGGCACAATCAATTTCAGTCTCAAGGTCGAGCTGCTCCAGGTTATTCTCCTCGTACACTCGGTGTAAGGCTGCTTCCGCCCGTTGAGCCTCAGCCCTAGCCTCAGCCGAATCCTCAACAGCCTCAACGGTAAAGCTAATCCCCGACATTAGGTATGAGGTAACCTTATCTATGAAGACCTTGGCATAGTTAAAGGTCAACCGTTTCTCACCCCACCTCTCTCTCCCTTCCCAGTGCTTACCATGGTAGAAATCTAGCAGCTCCCGGTACCTCTTGAGTCTATCTACATCTCTACGAGCAAGCTGAGTCAGGATAGCGGTATCATTCATTTTTAACCCTCCCTAGTGCCCGCTGCACAGT